ATGTGATACTTTTTATGACAATACGGTAGAAACGAGTTTAAATGAAGTAAATACCGATATGAGTGATGAAGAGATACGAAAAGTATTTAGTAGTAAGACACAATTATTAGGAGGATATATATTTATGGCGAATTTATATATATTCAATTTATTATCATATGATAGTATATTGAAGTATTATAAAGGAATATTGAAATATTTTGAAAAATCACCGGTAGAATATTGTGATACATATTTAGATATAATAGAAAATTTATTAAAAACTGCAGGATATCAATTAGAGAGAAAGGCAGTAACGAAAGAAGATTTTTATAGTGATTTTATGAGTGAATTATATAAATTACAAGGATTAAAGAGTGATGAAAACCCAAAGATGAGTAATAAAAATAGATTTAAGATAATGGATATAACTGATTTATATAAAAGAAATTTGAATGTTAGACAAACGGTAGAGGAGGAGGAAGATAATGAAAATACATTTAAAAAAAATAGGGATAAAAAAAGAAAATAAAAAAATATAACATATTAATTAACTATTTCAAATGGATAATTATGATGTTATTATAGTAGGAGCAGGTTTAACTGGATGTGTATTAGCAGAAAGATTTGCTAATATATTAAATAAAAAAGTTATTATTATTGAAAAAAGAGAACATATTGGTGGGAACTGTTATGATTATGTAGATGACAATGGGATATTGATTAATAAGTATGGTGCACATTTATTTCATACCAATTATGATGATGTATGGGAATATATAAATAAGTTTGATAAATGGGAAAGATGGGAGCATAAAGTAGTCGGAATTGTTGATAATAAAATAGTACCTATACCTGTTAATATAACAACGGTGAATATGATATGTTCTGAAAATATAAAAGATATAGATGAAATGAATGAATGGTTAGAAAAAAATCAATGTAAATATGAACTTATTATGAATAGTGAAGAAATGGCTAAATCTAGAGTAGGATCTATATTATATGAGAAAATATTTAAACATTATACATATAAACAGTGGAATAAATATCCTAATGAATTATTACCTGAAGTTTTAGAAAGAATACCTATACGTAATAATTTTGATGATCGATATTTTAATGATAAATATCAAGCACTACCCTATAAAGGATATACTCATTTTATAAATAAATTAATAGATAATAGTAATATAGAGGTTAAATTAAACACAGATTATAATAAAATAGAAAGTATAATTAATAATAAAATATTAATTTATACGGGACCAATCGATCAATATTTTAGTAATATAGGATTAGATAAACTAGAATATAGAAGTATTAATTTTATTAAAGAAACATATTTAAATATGAATTATTACCAAAGTAACTCAGTAATAAATTATCCATCGATCGATGTTAGTTTTACAAGAATAGTTGAATATAAACATTTCTTAAATCAACAATCTCCTCATACTACTATAATAAAAGAATATTCATGTGACAATGGTGAGCCATACTATCCCGTATTAAATGAAAAAAATATAAAATTATATGAAAAATATAAGAGAATTGCTGAAGATGAAATGAAGATAAATAATATACATTTTATAGGAAGACTAGCAAATTATAAATATTTTAATATGGATCAAGCAATAAAAAATTCATTAGATTATTTTAATAACTTTATATAAAAATATATAAATAAAGGAATTATATATATTTATATAAAATAATGATTATATTATTAAGAGGTCATATACGAAATTCTTTTGAAGACGATAAATTATATAATTTTGTTAAAATACTGAGTATTAATTATAATTTAGAAATATATATACATACATGGAATATAATACAAAATAACTTGAGTTGGAGAAATTTTAATACTATAAATAATCCTGTAAATTATGATATGATATATGAGTATTTTCGCGATTTGAAAGATAATATAAAACATATTATTATTGATAATGATTCAAAAATTAATTTAATAGGTAATACACATGGTACAATTTGCAAAGGACCGGCACCATTATTAGGATGGAAGAATATGTGGTATGGAAAATATAGTATATTAGAATATATCAAAAAAAATAATATAGATGAAAATGATATTATAATAAATACGAGATTTGATATATTTAAATTATATGAAGTAAATAATATCCCATTAATATATATATTAAATTTTATAAAAGATAATATTAAAACAATCTTTAATAAAAATAAATTTATTTATAATTATAATAGAGCAGGTATAGATAATATATATATAGGAAATATTAATACAATGTATATATTATCAAAGCATTTTAATGATAATTTAGATTATATAATGAATAAATATCCCCATATTGTATCACAAGAATTAATGGTATATGATGAAAATGAAATACTTTTTAATTAATATAGTATAAAAATAATTATATTAATTATATAATAATTATTTATTATTGGTATCATTAATATGATTTAATATAATTTTATTCCATTGTTCGTAACATGCAATACGAGTTAGATATTTATTAGCAAAGTTATATGCGTTATCAGAAATGGTTGTTGCTTTATCATAATTATTAAAAATCCAATCCGTTTTTTCAATAATATCACTTAAATCACGTTTTACGGGAATATAATGAACCCAATCGACTAAATATTCAAAGAAGAACTCTTTATGTGGACGATCAACTATTATAACTGGACGATGTGACCATAATAAATATTTTAATCTACCCGAATAGCCAACACCTTCTACATCAATAAGTATAGAATATTTTTTTACTAATTCGGGCATAGAAATAAAATTAGTAGTATTTTTATAATCATTATTCCATTTAATACTCATTATATCATACTTATCATTATATTTTTTACCTATATTATATAATAATTTTCTAATATAATTAGTATTAAGGTTTCCAATCCAACCTACTTTATTTACTTCATATTTATTACACCCTGCACGAACTATATCATTTATAGTATTTTCATAATCATATACACCACTTTCTGGCCATGAATCAAAATTAAAATCAGGAATAGTTCGATAGAAACTATTATTTTTACTAAAAGTATATTCATTTATATTATTTTCTTTATCATTTGTATTAATTGTTATATAGTCGAAATCCACCCAATTATATATTTTATCTGCTTCTAAAATACATTTTATAACTGCTATATGACGTGTTTGATATCCATTATTATGATCATATATGTTTATTTTACCATTAGTTTTATTAAAAGATAGTGACATAATTATAAATATATACATTATAATTATTTAAAAAAGTCTAATTTTTTAATATAAATCATGAATGAAATAATACAAAATATACCAAATATTAGTAAATATCCTTTACATTATATATTTGAAGATTTAAAATATAGTCATAAGGAAAATACATTATGGTTAGAATTTGGTGTAGCAACCGGTAATACTATAAATTATATATCTAAACACACAAATAATATGGTATATGGGTTTGATAGTTTTTTTGGATTACCTGAAAAATGGAGAGATGGTTTTGATAAAGAATCATTTAGTAGAAATGGAGAATTACCTATTGTTAATAATAATGTTATACTAGTAAAAGGATTATTTCAAGATACATTAGAAGATTTTCTAAAAACAAAAAATATGAAAATTTCATTTATACATATAGATTGTGACTTATATAGTTCGACAAAATATATTCTAAATATGGTACATAAATATCTAGATAAAGATTGTATTATTGTATTTGATGAACTTGTAAATTATGATGGTTATGATGGGGATAATGGAGAATTAAGAGCATTTTACGAATTTTTAAATGATACTAATATAAAATATAAATGGATTGGTATGAATGGTACTCCTTTTAATATGCGAGGTTATTATCATGAAAATGTAGCATTATATATAAATATATGATAAAATGATATTTATTAAATATTATTATACTATTTAATAAATATTATTATACTAGTTTTTTAACAATATTTAATATACTATTATCTGTATAATCTAATGTATTTCTACCTCTATCAGTTTTGTTTAAAAAGAAATAATGGTTAATATATATTAAATTATAATCACAAATAACCCACTCTTTTCCATTTGTTATACGATGACAAGAGAAATTAAATACATTTTTTGGAATTACAAATATCTTTTCATAACTATTCAGTAATATTTTTCCACTGTTAGTAGCATTCATAAAATTATATCCATTATCATCAATATTATCAGGATTATGAAACATCTTTGATAATATCATTAAACCACCAATATTATAATAATCTATATTATTTTTTTTCATATAATCATTAAAAAATATATCTAAATTAATATTTTCAGTTTGTGGATTAACATATTCATCTATATCCAATAGGCCAATATATTTAGAATTTTTAAAAGTATGAATACTATGTGTTTGTTGTGTCATTTGAAATTTATATTCGAATGGCCATTCAACTAAAACAACTATATTATTTTTTATATATTCATCTAATACTTTTTCTAAATTTGTTGTAGTATCGTGCGATTTTACGTAATAATCTATTTTATAATCATTTTTATTATTATCATATATTATAAATCTTGATACACCTAATAATTTGTAATATTCGATCCATCGTATAATATAATTATCTTCATTTTTTACACAAGTAGACATTATTATTTCATCGTTAAATGACGGATATTTATTAACATTAAAATTTATAATATATTTATGATTTATAATTAAATCTATTTTTTCATAATATTCATTATGATTACATATATATACGGTAGTATGTTTATATGGACAATTCATTCTATTAAAAGAATACATCTGATTATCAATTTTAAGTATAATATCATATGATGTATATTGACTAGTTATAATAATATATTCATTATTATCATTATATAAAATATCACAAATTTTCAAATCATTATTATATATAGGAACTATTTTCATAATATAATTTATTATATATTATTATTTTTATAATAAAATATATATTATATACGATATATTACTGTTGTTTCTGAACCTTTTGTACTCTTAATTCGTTCAATATTATTTATACTATTAATAATATTATTAGCATATTCTTTATCATAGTCTAATATATATCTGTCATCAATTATTTTATTTTTTAAAATATTATCAATAAAGTTATTAGTTGAATTTGATTTATCGGGTAAAAGATCATAACCAAAGTCATCTGACGTATGAGTATCTTCTATAATAAATAATCCATTATCATCTAATAATTGAAATAGATAATAAAACGTTATTTGTTGATCTCTCATTAGATGACTAGCATCATCTAAAATAACCTTGAATTTAATATTATTAGATTTACAATAATTTACGAAGTTTTTTAATTCATCTATACTAGATTGATCTAATTTAATCAATTCTACTCTATTATATATAGTATTTTTATACAATTGCCATTGATTATAAAAATATTCCGGATTATTAAAGTATCGACCGTTTCCTTGTTTTCCTTTAAATGTATCTGCTCCATATATTATAGCATTATTAAAATAGTCATTCCACATTTTAATACTTGAACCATAAAAAACACCAATTTCTAAAAAATTAAATTTATCATTTATCATACTTTTTAGTAAATTATTATATATAGGTGTAAAATTATGTGCATTTGGGTTCTTATCCGTATTATGTTTAATTGCTAGTAAGCTGAGTAAATCCATTATTTATACCATGATATAATATAGTTTTAAATATAAAAACGATGAATTTATATTAGTAGAATAAATAATAATTTTAAATAAATTAGGATATAAAAAACTAAAAAGTATATTATAATATTATGATATACTTTTTATCTTATGGTGATAATAAATATACTAATTCTAAAAAACGTATTAAAATCGAAGCAGAACGAATGAAAGTTTTTGATAAAATTTTAATAAAAGAACCTAAAGATATATCAAATGACATACCTGAATTAACAAAAAAGGTTCTTTCTATGCAAAGAGGAGGTGGATATTGGATATGGAAACCTATTATTATAAAAGAACAATTAGATAAAATGAATGAAAATGATATACTTGTTTATGTAGATAGTGGTTGTTCTTTAAATATAAATGGTATTAATAGATTAAAAGAATATTTTAATATGGTTATGGATGAAAATAAACCACTAGTTCGATTTAAAATGGATATATCAGAAAATAAATATACTACTACTGCTATATTTGACCATTTTAAAGTTAATAATAATAAATCATATACCGATAGTGGTCAATATATGGCAACTGCTATTATAATGCGCAAATGTGATTTATTAGATAAAATTATTAAATATTGGTATATAACTGCTATTAAATATCCATTATTATTTACTGACCATTTTAATAATTACAATAAAAAAGATGAATTTATTGATAATCGACATGATCAAAGCATTTTTAGTATAATTACTAAATTATTTTATAAAAATGTAAATACGATTGATGATAAAACATATCCATTTAATAAAGATGAACCTATATATGCATCTCGTATACGAGGCTAACAATTTCGTATTCTTTTTGCTAAAATAGGAACATGTCCTACTTCCTTCCAATCACCGGAAGGTGGCCATGTTTCTTCAGGTATTACTACTTTATTATTATAATATTGTTTCATTGCCACGGAAAAAACACTTTGGTCATGACGGCAGTCTATAAACTCATAATGATTTTTAGTATATCCTAATGTATCATCTAGAAAATTATAATGATTACTATTAATTTTATATATATGTGATAAAAAATTAATAATTCTATCAGTTTTTCGTATATATAATACACCGCCTACATATTGACCCGAATTTTTTACATCGTCCGTTGATTTAAAAAATTCAAAAATGTCATTTTTAGTATATTTATATTCTAAATGTATCATTTGAAAACATAATATATCATTATCATTAGAGTCATTCAATTTTTCTAAATACTCATTTAATCTTTTCTTACCATATATATTTATAGAACATCCCGCATCTGCAAATACTACAATATCATTATATTGAACTTCTTTTAGTTTTTTTAGTATAAAATATAGTTTCCATATCCAATAACCATAACCTCTTTTATTATTTTTTACAAAATTAATATGTTCAAAATCATTATCAAAATCAGTTGGACTATATAATTGTATTGAATTAAAGAATTTAGATTCTTTTGCCTCATTCTTAAATCGTAATTTGGTATTATTATATTTTTCATCTCCGAAAGTAATAATATGTATTTTTTGTATCCAATAATCAGGTCTTAACCAACCTCTATTATTTATTAACCATTCATCTATTTTTTTTTTATATTTATCATAATTACTTATTAAAAACTCTTCCGTTATTTCATCCCACGTATTCACTTTTAATAATGGTAATTTATCATAAAATATATCCATTACGGTATTAGTTGCCTTTATAATAGGAATAGTTCCACATATAATAGATTCATATATACGATGACAGTCAATTCCTTCACCTTCAGGACTTAATACATATTTTGATTTTAAAATACTATTCATAAACTCATCTTTAGTTATATTTTTTTCAGTAATAACCCACGATTGATTTATAAATATATTATAACATTCTCTTCGTTTAATTTTATTAGTATCTAAACTAAAATTCATATATAATAAATATTCTCTATCTATTTTATTTAGTAATAATGATTTTTCAACAATTAATTTAAAATGGTTTTGTGGATAATCTTGAAAAGCTATTGGTATTGTTACTACATTATCACTATTACAATTATTATTAATAGCATAAACTCTATAAATATAATCTTTAATTAGTTCATAATGTTGGTTTGTAAATGTTTTATCTGAATTATGTGAAATTAGTATAAACTTTTTAATAAAATTATATTTTTTTAACTCATTTATAAATTGTAGAAAATAATCAAAATTCACAAATACTTTATCACCATCTATTAACTTATTATAATCAAAATTAATTGGATAACGTGGATCAAAACTCCATTCACATAATTTATGAAAACCTAATCCTGATACTAATGACATTATATAGTTTATTTATTATAATTTAAAAATAGTATCTTTATATAAAGATATTAAAGTATTTATGATTTAAATGTCAATACATCTAATAGAATCTAATACAGATATACAAACTAGTCAAGTAACTAACGAACCAATTTATTTGTTTCAACAATTTTTTATTCATAAGAGTACTGAAAGATATAATGAAATTAAACAAGCATTACGGCGTAATGTACAATTAGGATTATTCAAAAAAATATATTTATTAAATGAACGTTTATATACAAATGAAGAATTAGGTCTAAATAATGCAGAAATGAAGATAATTAAACAAATAAATATAGGTACACGTATGATGTATTCAGACGTTTTTAAACAGTTTAGAGGTCTTGGTTTGAGTGGATATATAGTAATAGCAAATTCGGATATATTCTTTGATAAAACTATTGAAAATTTAAATAAATCTTGTTTATCAACTACTAGGTCATTTATAGCACAATTAAGATATGAATATGATAATAATGAAAAATTATTAATGAAACAAAAAATATTTGGACCTCGTCCTGATTCTCAAGATGTATGGATTTTACATTCTAATTTTATACCAACTAAAAAACAATTTCATATATTTGATATTTTATTAGGAAAACCAGGTTGCGATAATAAGATATGTTATTTATTTTATATTTTAGGTTATAAATTATATAATGACCCTTCATTTATTCGTACATATCATTACCATAAAACACAAACTCGAGACTATACAGCAGAAGATGTAATTGATAAACCTTTTTTATATCTATTTCCTAAAATAGCATCCTATACAAATATAGAACAATATATCAATGATAATATAAATGAAAATTTTATGAAATCAGTTAGGGGTAGTAACTATTTTATAAAAAATTATAAATCAAATATATTGCATAATCATTCATCTAATAAATATTTAGGGGAATTTATTTCAAATAAACTTCAAAATAATCAACATTTTATAATTCCACGTGTAGCCGGTGTAGAACATATGTTAGCTATGACAGCTAATAAATATTTAACTGATGGTAATTTTGATAAAATGAGAGAAGATCCTGTAATAGGTTTATTAGAAAATATGCATAATAATGCAGGTATTAATATTAAAACAGAACACGATCTAATAGTATATAGTCAAACTTATTTAGAAGCATTTAAAAATAGTGAATTATATGCAGTATGGGAACATTTTTCGAATGTATATGAAACATATAATGGTAAATTTGCAGAAGTTCAAGATAAATTAACTAAAATGTATTCAAGAGACAAATATCTATCTTCATTCTGTTTTGATATTTTTCATCATATTTATTATAATCCGTGGACACATACATTAAAAGGAAAACGAATATTAATAGTTAGTAATTTTATGGATACTATAAAAAAACAAATGAATCATATTAATCATATATATGGAATTAATTTATTTCCAGAATGTACATTCATATATGTTAGACCACCACAGACAGCTTGTGGTAATGGAGATGATGAAGCATGGTTATTTCCTTTTAAAAAGTTATGTGATGATATTTATGATATTAAAGACAAATTCGACATTGCTCTATGTAGTTGTGGTGGTTACGGAAATCCTATATTAAACTTTATTTATAGTTTAGGTAAAAGTGGTATTTATGTAGGAGGTGTATTACAAATGTATTTCGGAATTATAGGTAGTAGATGGGAAAATGAGAGATCTGACGTATTAAAAGCATTCAAAAATGATTATTGGAGAAGACCATTAATTAGTGAGATACCTATAAATAAAGAACGTGTAGAAAATGGTTGTTATTGGTAGAAGATTTTAATAAATTTCATTATTATATAATTAACTTAAAAATAACATTTGATATATATTATTATAATGACTAAAATAGCATTTTTATCAAATTCTCTAACTTTAAGAGGTACAGAAGTTGCTATGTATGATTATGCAGATTATAATGAGTCATTACTAGGTAATAGAAGTGTAATAATAACTAGACCATATGAAATTACAGTAAAGAATAATCCGGATGATGTTAATATCATTGCTTATGATAAATTTATAAATAGATTTAATGTATTTTATTATAATAATAGAGACGATATTGATAAAATTATTATAAAAGAAAATATAGATATATTATATATTATAAAATCTGGAAGTAATATAGATAATTTATATACTAAATTATGTAAATGTGTTATTCATTGTGTATTTACATGTATAACTCCACACGGAGACGTATATATACCAATATCAGAATATTTAAATTATAAGTTTAAGACACAATGGACCGTATTACCGCATATGATTAGATTATATGATACTAATGATAGTTTAAGAAGTGAGTTAAATATACCGGATGATGCAATAGTATTTGGAACACACGGGGGTAAAGGTTCATTTAGTATAGATTATATAAAAAAGGTTGTTATAGATATTATTAATAATAATAAATTTAATAATATATATTTTATATTTTTAAATATTACACCATTCTATAATAATAGTAATGATAGACTTATATTTTTAAATGGTACATCAAATATGGAATATAAAAGAAAATTTATAAATACATGTAACGCTATGTTATATGGTAGAGATAATGGCGAAACTTTCGGCTTATGTTGTGGTGAATTCTCAATGTGTAATAAACCAGTAATCGCAAGTTTATTAGGTTTTAATACACGAAATTTTGATAAGTTTCATATTCAAACACTTAGAAATAATCTTATTATCCATAATGATTATAATAGGTTATATGATATACTAACTAATTGGGATAAATATAATAAAGATGTATCAAATAACGATTATAAAAAATATACACCTGAATATGTAATGAATATATTTAATAATATAGTTATAGGAAAGAAGTAAATTATTATAGTAATTGTTTTTGAACATCATTATTAAATGAATGATTTTTATTTATGAATAAAATATCTAATTGCATTGTATATTTACCTACTAAATGTTCTTCACATATTTCAAAAGGAATAAAACCTATTGTATCCATATATTTTATATATTCTAAAAAATTTGGTACATTATTATTATAACTTCCAAAAAAAGGTATTTCCGTTATAATAAAATCTATATACTTAAACATATCAATAGGAATACCTTTTAATATAGGTATTTATGAACCTTGTGTATCTAATTTAATTAAAATTTTTTTATTATAATAATTAATATTATTATTTTTAATATGTGTTCCTAATGAAATAGCTTGTCGCATGTATGGTATGATATCGTTATAATGCTTAGTATTTTCTTTAAAAATAGAATCACCTGTAGACTTATTTTCGTACCATGGAACCATATCATCTTTTTCATATAATAATACATTATAAAACTTAACATTATAAAATCTATTATAATTATTAATTTCATCATAATATGTTGGATCATATAAATAATAGTATGCTAGTGGAAATATATTTAAACATCCTCTAGTCCATTCTCCTTTATGAGCGCCTATATCAAAAATAATATCAGGTGAATAATTAAGAGTTATTAATTTATATAATTTTTTAAACATATTTTGTATGATAATATAAATATATATCTTTAACATAATTTTATAATTAAATAAAATTATATATAAAATATAAATATCCATAATATCTATAATATGAATATTTATATATCAAATAATACAGGTGTCCCCATTGTAAAAAATGTAACTAAATATTTTGAAATGACATATAATAATTTAATAGATTTATTACTTCATGATATATCAAAAAGCTGTATTATAACAGACGACGATAATAAATCTAATATTTATATATACGGAATACAAACAACTTCTAAAACTATAATTGATAATTCGAAAATTAATATATTATTATGTGTTGAAAACTGTTCGATCGGTAGAAGTCATTATAAACATTATAACGAATATAAACACTTTAATGATAATCGTATAGATATATACATATATAATGATATATCTACTATAATTAAAACTGATCAATATTTAGCAATACCTTTTATATATTTATATATAGATCAATTTATAAGAATAGAAAAAACATTATCAATTAAAGAAACATGCTTTAATAATAAGAAATTTTGTTTATTTACATCAAGAAATTTATTAAATGATAATAAAAAAAATATTTTACAATTACTACATACTATAGATAATATTGATCATATTAGTCAATATAATATATCAAATGTATCATGTTATCATAGTAAAGAAATATTAGAAGTATTTAATAAATATAAATTTATAATTTGTTTTGAAAATAGTAAAAGTGATGGATATATAACTGAAAAAATATTTAATGTATTTTTATCAAAATCTATACCTATTTATGATGGCGCACCAAATATTAATAATTATATTAATAAAAATTCGTATATATCGTATGATGATACAAAAATAATAGATAAAATAAAGTTATTATCTTCAAACGAAAAATTATATAATACATACATAAATTCTAAC